CTAGTCGAGAACTTGATCAGGATGTTTGACTGGAATGTTGTCCCAACTTGGGTCAGCGCCCGTTCATCGGTAAGCACGGACTCAACGAGTGGACGATGCGGAATCTCAAGGCGAAGCAACAGCGGCGGCTCGGTGACTTTGCTATCCCATTCGCCAAAAGGCTTGGTTTCCGCATCAAATACCGCCGGGGCGTAATCGACAAGCGTCAGACGGGCTTGAAAGTTGCCCATCGGCTCAATCGACTTGACCAGGCAGTCAACCGACTCAAGCCCCAGTTCGCCAAACATGAACAAGTCACCTGCAGCGGGTTTGTCGGCGCTGATAGTGGTCGTGAAGGTAAGCGTAGTGGTGAAACTGGTCACGCCGGCAATCGTTGCCGTGTTGGTGACCCCAGCGGCAGTCCTCCAGCGCAACGTGTAATTCTTCCCCGCCGTCATCTGCACCGGCTCATCCACTTCGACACCGGTCACGTCGCCCGTCACTGATTTAATACGCCCCGAGCCCAGCCCCCACATGGCGACATCGTAGGAGGCTTTAACTCGGTCGCCCCGCGTGCAGATCAGGTTTTCAATGTCGGTGTTAATGACATATTCTTCGGGCCGGAGAATCAATTGCTCCAAGTGAAAGCGCGCCAACTTGAAGATCGGCCCCGGAGCCGCCTGCGTGCCTGGCTCAGTGACACCGGGCAGCTCGATGGATTCGATCAGCGTGGCATTGGCCGCTGAGTAGCCGTCGTTATAGACCAGCATTTCGTCGGGCTGGTAATCCTTGCGCCGGTTGAGGAACTTGGCCCGTAGCGCATGGGGCAATTTCGGCAGCGAACGCGAACCTTCAAAACCCCACGAGTTGTGCGGGGTGAAGTGCTGAACGATTGTTGCTTTAGGCTCGTCGATGACGACCGACCACTTGCCATCTGGCATTGCGATGGAGGCCCGGCCAGCGGCGGCAATATCCGCAAGCACTTCACGGATGGGCCGGGCACCTGTTATTACGTTTTCGTAAGTGAAACCGTGTAAAACACAGACGTCGTACCAATGGCCCAACTGGTCAAAATTAATTTCCGCATTAGGCACCGGGACAGCATTGGCCGGGTGTTGCAGCAAATACAAGAATAGGCTCGCGCAGTTGCTTCTCGCCTGGGTAGGCAATGGCGCAACCCACCCCGTACCGTTCCATTGCAATTGCCGACTCGCCAGTGTTGCGGTGATGCCGTCAAGTGATCCGTTCATTTGATTCGTCGCTCTAATCCGCAGCGCCGTCACTGCCATCGGTTTCGGCGGGGAGATTGGGCGACGGTTTTGCACTTCCTCAGTAAGCGTCAGCCAATAGACCTTATCGGATATACCCGAGTCGGTGCGCGATACCGTGGTGCGCCGCATCCTGACTTCGTACTGCCCAGGCGCCGAACTCAGATCCAAAAATAGGGTGCTATCGAATGGGTCGTTACTCTTGTTGGAATATGTGTGAGTACCGACCGCCGCGCCGGAAGCCACGCTGAATTGCACATAGCTTTCTGTGATCGGCGCGCTCTCAACCCAAAATAGGGTATTCCATTCACGCTCGACACGCGTGGTCGTTATCGTGCGGAATGACACGCCAAAGCCGGTATAGCTTCCGGCATTGTGTGAGGATACGAGGGCTCCATTCTGGATTTTATGGATCAGGACTTCGCCGGGGGCAAGCGTCGGCCATGTGGCGGAGACGTTACCTGCGGCTTGGATACTCCAGCCGCCCACGTTTGTCTTAAAAGCCAGCACAGAGCCGCGTAGAAAAACGACTGTCTTTACATCCAACCCGGTCTTGTCGCTGGAATTGTTCCAGCCGAGGCCGGGCACATTCGACCAGTTGCCATGCCATGACTCAGTAACCGACACCCATACACCGAGCGCGTCGTAATAGCCAAGGCGGCGGTATTCGAGCTGAACCGTGACGGTTTCAACCTGCTTTTTGCCGTCGTCTTCGTCGATATCGACCAAGCCTTGAGGGAAACTGAGCAAAAATTGAAGGCGAGTCACATCGCGCTCCGTCGTGGTGCGCTCTGTCCAAGCTGTATCTAGTTCAACCTCCGGCGATTGTTGATTGATGTCACCGCCATAGACGTTCAACAGCGCCGCAACTTCCGGGCGCGTCCAATCCAGCTTGCCAGCGGTGTATTCGTCTGCGTCCCCGTTGAGGGTATATGCCTCGATCTCTTCGTAATCTGTGAGCGGGGTCGTTCCAATGCGTAGATTTGAAATATCAAGCGGCCCGTACCCCCACACAATCAACATGTGCAGATAGCGGTCTTTCCCGTTGCTGCTGATATAAGTGGCGGCACCCAGCGGCGCGGTAAAGTCGTGATGCCCGAGCACAACGGGGAAGGCTGCGTAAGGTGTAGCTTGATTCTGACCACCAGCAAGCATGTACTGCGGCTTGGCTGAACCCATGTCGCCACCATCGCCAATCTGAGCTGGGCGAATCGGGGCGATGGCGTTCACCAACGCCGTGCCTGCCATCGTGATAGCCCCGCCCGCTAGTGCAACGCCAAGCGAACCGGCCTCCATTGAGCCGCCGAGCGCGCCCGATAGTGCCGGGGCAAACTCCCAAGCGACTACCATGACGGCAATCGTCAGAATTATCCGGAGGAAGCTGTTGCCTTCTTTTCCAGGAAGAATCCTAAACTCCAGACGGTCCCCCGCCGACAGCGTAACGCCAGCCCAGTCGGCGTATTCAACGCGGCGACCGTTGATGAAAGCAATCCCGTACTTGATCAGGTCATCAGGGACATTGGCCGTGGCGCAATGCGACTGGATCACATCGGCCAGCAGCGACCCGGCCAGCGCCTGGCTTTCAATCCGGGCGGTGCGCAAAGGATGCGGGCAGCCACTGACGGTGATTCCCTCAGATTTCGGCGCGTAGCGATAAAAGCCCTCAATCCGGCTTGACCAGCGGCTGGACATGTACTTTTCGACCACCACGTCATTGTCCGCACGGGCATGAACAAACCAGCCCGGCGTGGTAACGACGCCAATGTGCATCGGCTCGCCTTTGAGGCGGAGGAGAACGGCATCACCCGGCAAGGGGGCACGGACGCGCTCCCACGACTCGCGCTGTGCCGCAATATATTCTGCCAGCGCAAAATCATCGGCAGAGTCGGCGTGCGTGCCGTTATGGCCGGGCAGATCGATTGCAAACTCGCGCTGATAGATCAGGCGCAGCAAGCCCCAACAATCCACGCCGGATTCATCGCGCCCACCCGCGATGTAGCGCAGGCCAATGTAGGGGTTCGTGTCAAATGAGCGCATCAGAAGAGTCCGGGGCAGTGCGAGGGCGTCATCGAATGACACGGGAAAGGCTCGGCGGCAAGCGACTCGACCGACAGATAACCCGTCACCGCATCGCGGGTGTAGCTGATACCGTTGAGGGTCATGCCGTCGATACTGATCTCGGGCAGGCTCACCGTGGCGTCGTTGGTGGCGGCGCTCGTGCCTTGCAGCACGACCTGAATGCGCACCGTTGGTGGCGAATCAAGGCTGCGGATCAGCGGCGTAATCAGTTGCGTGGCGTTATGAATCGTCAGTTCGCTACGCGGCCCGGCGGCCTCTTCGTCATTCGGCATCGTGAAGCTGAACGGGATAAAGATATGGTCAATGCCCTGCGAGGTAACGCCATAAACCACCTCGTCATCCGTCGTCAGTGCGTCCAGCCGCTTGGTGTAGCCGTCGGCCAAGTAGATCGGCTCGGCCATGTTGGCGCCGTAAATCTTGAGCAGCGTGATGACGTTCTCTTCGCAATCCGGCGAAAAGAAGGCCCGCATGGCGCGGGCGCTTAATGCGCGGCTCACGGCAAGACCTCAAGCGTCATGGATACTTGCCAGAGATCAACGCCGAGTGGCGACAAGGTGTAAAACACGCCTTCGCCACCAGGAACAATCCGCACCTCAACCGATACCAGCTTGCGCGGCTGCGTGAAGTTGAAGCGCCGCACGCCGAATAATGTGTTTTCCACGAAGTCTTCGAGTGTGATGATCTGCGCTTTGGTCATCAGAAATGAAACCTGAATCGGCTTGGCAATACGTGAGCGGCGGCGCGTTTTCGCTGACCCCAATTCCATCGGCGTGCGAATCACATTTACGCCACCGACTTCGGAGAATCCGCTTTTTAGCGGTACTTGCGGTAGGCTAGTCGGCCATGTGTAAGCTGACATTGTTATCTCCTGACCATTTGCGGGGCGCTTAATGCGCGATTGGCTGCGGAGCCTGAGCGGCGCATTTCTGAGGCCACTACGTCGCCTATGGTGACTTCAATCTTTCTGCCGCCGCGCCCGTCAGGGACTTCCTTCTGCTGGACTTGCTGTCCGGAATAGTTGTTGATCTGGACAGAGACAGCGCCGCCGCCGTTGGCCGGATTGAATTTCGCCGGGGTGATGCGCTCACCCTTATGGACTTTCGCGACCATGTCGTAAGGCACATAGTCAGTGCCGACATCGAACGAGGCTTGCACCCCGCTGGATTGAAGCGAGGCGAGTCCTGTAGCACCACTTGACGACGATGAGCCAAAGCCGGAAAACAGTTTTGACCAGTCAATGCTGCCGACTAGACCTTTTTCGGATTTGCCATCGCCTACTAGCGCATTCAGAATCTTGGCGCTTGCCGCATCAGCCAGCATCCGTTTCAGAATGTTGGCGAAGTTCTCGCCCATTGATTTCGTACCATTGGCGAACGGATCAAAGAGGAAATCCGCGAACGATGACTGCATATTCTTCGCCGCTGATTTGGCGAACTCGTCCATTTCGCTGGTTACTTCTTCGGTTTTTTTGGCAGCAAGATCAAGCCTTGCGGTAGCTGACTCAAGGTATTGCTGTTCGCTGATCGTTCCTGCATCGAGCGCTTTAACCAGCAATTCCATATCTGATCTGGCTTTTTCAATGCCGGCTGATTCGGTAGCGCCAAGCATGTCATTTAATCGCTTGGTGCTGTCTGCGGCTTTCTCTGCGGCTTGTGCCGTTTCAAATTGTGCAATGGCCGTCTGCTTCCACGATTCAGGCATATCTGCCCACTTCGCATCACTCATAACGTCAAGCAGTGCGCTCTGGCTTTTGGTTAATTTGATCTGTGATTTTTCGGCGTCGCTTGTAATCTTGTCCAGCGATTCCATAGCCTTGCCATAGGCTGTTGCCTCTGGACTTGCTTCTACCGTTTCTTTTGCGCCCTTTGGGCCTTTGGGGGTTTTTGGTGGCTTGTCATCAGATGGAGTCCGGATGACCTTTCCGCTGCCACCCGTTGGCTCTGCCTTGGTCTTTACCTTTGCAAGCTCGGTGTAGTAATCAAT